CGTGAGCCAAGAAATTACTGCAGGTTTACCATCGTTGGACGGATTGCCCAAATATGATACTACTGGAGAAAATCCCTTGCCATCACGCCGACAACAGTGCCTGACAAGTCAACCTTGTCAGTGCAAAGTATGATATCTTCGCAAAAAGAAACCACCTCATCAGAACCAAGCCCATACCGGTCATAACAAAATCCATGGAAATCAAGGTCAGGTATCAGGTCAACATTAAAGATCTTCTCCTTAATGTTCTTTAAAGTGACACCCGCACTTTTGGCATTCCAGGACAGTTCAACTGGTAAGTGCTTGTCCTTTTGGCGTTGGGCCAAAACCCTCTGCCAATGGTGGTCAAAGCGCAAGATGAAAGCGTCGCGGACTGGCTCAAGGTGGCGAAATTCGTACGCACCACCTATTGCCTTCCCGGCCATGTATTGGTCATCGGTAAGACTGAGGTTGTAGTTTGCCCGCATGTTGAACCTGGCCATACTCTTCCCAATAATGGGGATCGTGAGATGCTTAGAGTATGCAGGAACAAAAAACCTGCTGACAAACGTGCAATGCAACAAATACTTACGGCGGAACACCTTAGCTTCCATACGAGCTTCAGATGCTATGTTGCTATAAGTCTTAGCTGCATGCCTTTTCAAACCGTCGATCTTAGCCAACATATCGTCCCCCAATACAATGGCCCTACAACGCTTCGCTTCAACTCTAACAAGAAAAGAATACAAAATGCACATGTTCCAAAAACAATTCCTGAAAGTGGTGTCAGGGCAGCCCGTAGGCAACATGTTCTCAAGAGTGGCCTTGAGACCATGTTCCCTACTTTTGACAACAAATTTGTTGGTTGTAGCGTGCAACCTAACAAACCATTCTGGGCAACCCAAACGTCTCATAAGAGCCATTTCCAAGACAATAACATCAGAACACTGCAACTTGTCGTTAGAGCTGAAATCACACTCAACATACTCCCCAGGTCCCTGTGAAATGAAATCTGTATAATCAGTGGGGATCTTCTTGTAAGCG